TTTGTGCCTGAAATAGTCGGTATCTTTTACTTCCCGGTCTTTGATAAATTTACCAGGGCACCGTTACGAGTTGCAATAATCTTGGAAAGCTGGCCAGTGAGACCGAAGAGGAAAAGCGAGTCGTCATCAATGAGTTCCTTGTCACCGGCAAGGAATGTGTCGCGGGCGAGCTGACGCATAGCGCCGGCCTGATTCTGTGCGGAAGCAACAAGATACTTTGAGAAAATCTTGAAGTCCGGCTGACGGAAATAGCCGACATACAGTTCCTTGTCGTCAAAAGTGGGATCTCCCTGCACAACAAGAGGGAAGATAGCTTTGATTGAGGGGTTCTTCTCTTTCAGTTCTTTAACTGTTTTCTTGATGTCTGTGAGCATCACATCGGTCACACCGAGATTTTCGAGTGCTGTAAAATCGAGTTCCTGTTCCATATTGGATATTGATGTTTTTGATGTTTTTTATTTATGAATAGCTAATGCCAAAAATGTTGGTTTGCAAAAGAGCCGATATTTTTCATACCGGCTCTTGCAAATCTATGGAAGGATTATTACGCACCAGTCGCGGAACTGATAACGATGTCGTATGGATTCAGATCGAACTCGTGAGTCAGGTTGGTGTCATCCTGATTAGCCTCGAAGCCATCCTCATTGAAGATACAGCCCTTCAAAGTAACTGTTTCTTCTGTGATTTCGCCTTCGCCAACGAAATTGCCGAAAGAAATCACGAGGTCAAACTCACCGAGGTTACGAAGAGAACCGCACATATTGCGAAGCTCTACCTGAGTGTTGTAGTCCATCGTAATCGAGGCTGTACATTCGATGTTACCGAAGCCTCGCCCGATTATGCGGCCACCGAGACCGTAGTTGGGCTTGACGTTCTGTTTAATGCTATACTTGATAGCCGACACACCGTTCAGCACTGTCGAACCCCCGGTACCGGTCAGAGCCGGAGCCGAAAGCTGGATCATAGCCCACGAATACGAGACATTGTTGATAATTGCCATTGTTTCGTGTTGTTAGAGATTATACGGTTACGGTAAAGCCTTCAGTGACCTTAATCATTTCAGCACAGCCTACAGGAAGAACCTTGTAGCTGAAGAGAAGCGTTTTGGTCTGAAGCAGATTTGTTGTGTTGTCGAACTCAACAGCACCTACTGCACTGATTTCTCCGGCAGTCTTCATTGCGTTCAATACATCGGTAATGATGTTGATGAAGTTTGTGCGATCGCCAGTAGAAAGTGTGCCACCACTGGAAAGGTAGATAGGAGCGTTTACATAGGGGAGCAGAGAGCGACGAACCATACGACGCGACTTGTTGATGACACGGTTGCGAGAGATGCAGTTATAGTCGCCATCAGAGCAGCTGTAATCCTTTGAGAAGAAAACTCCGGCATAACCAGCATACTTGTGAAGAAAGATATAACCCTTATCATCCAAAGCGTCCAGCTGAGGCATGGAGAGCGCGTCGTAAGGAGTGGGATTTGTCAGAATACCAGAATTGAGTGCAGCATTACCGAAGCCCATCTCAATCTCAGTCGAGATGATATTACGGAGATTACAAGCGTTCACATAACCGATAGAGTGAGCGACATTGCAACGTGTCAGAAGGCCGAGAGCCATGCCGATATTGCCAACCGGCGTCTTGGATGTCAGACCACCCTGCATCTGGTGAACTTCATTAGTTGCTTCCTGACCGAGAGCCACCGTAACATATCGGGCATCTACATAACAAGTAGGTATCTTGCTAAGAGCTACAGTGTCAGCTTGGCCCGTAGCGGCACCGTCAATCTGCGCCGTATTGGCGTTGAGAACAATGCTGGCAGGAGCATTATAGACGTTGGCCAGCGTATTGCCAATAGTCTGAAGCTCATCTACAAGGAGTACCTTGTAAGTTTCTGCTGTGTCAGATACACTCTTCCACAGTTTCTTCTCAGTCCATACGCCAAACTGACCGATTTGACCGTTTGCCGCTTTCTGCATAGTGATGATTGCTTCCCAATCAGCAGAGCAGTCAGCAAACATCAGATAGAGAGTTTTGTCGTAGTTGTTTGTGAGATCGAAGAAGTGCTTGATGTGGTAATAGGGAATACCCATCAACAGCTCTGTGGCAGACTCGCCGCCCGCAAAAGGTTCCAGACCGAGGTCTTTGGCGTCCTGAAGGCTATGGAGTTCTACAACAGTGTCTTTCAGTTTTCCAGCCAGTTCCGCGCCTTTACCAGTTTCCCAGAACTGAGTCTGACCTGAAATGTCAAACAGAAGACCACTGATCTGCTCAGAGTTCTCGCTGACAGATGCCGACCCGATGTTGCCATCTTCGTCGATCATTATTACATTTCCTGTTGCCATTTATTGGTGAGTTTAATTATTCGTTGAAAATCCTTATGCCTTCTGGGCGGTAGGTTTTTTGTAAAGAATAGCCGTGGTTGAGTCCACGGGTTTGCTGGCGAATACGCCCCCTTCTCGATCAATCCATAGCTGATCGTACTGCGGGCAAGCCTTGAAAAGCGGTGCGATGTTATCCGGTACCACCACAGGCTTTTCAGTCTCAGTTGGAGATGTTGTAGGAGTGGTGGGTGTATCGGTATCAGGAGTATCAGACTGCGCTACCGTCTTAGGTTCTGCTGTTACTTTTGCCATAATATTCGTGATATTTGAAAAGGGAGCGGAGTTTCAATCTCCACTCCCTTTTGTGTGTTAATTGTCGATTATTGGTTACGCTGTTTTCTTGTATGCGGTCCAAAGGACGATTTCGGCAGGGCGCACGATATTTACGTCCATCTTCATACGCATAAGGAAGAAGTAGAGCTCAGAATTTGCCTGGAGGCGGTCTACTTTCAGAACCTCGGTGTCGTTGGCGTAGTCAACGCCCATCCAAAGGTTCGAGTCCATGCCAGTGGTAAAGTGACCGAGAACGATAGTGTGCTCAGGAACACCGATAATCGGGACGATACGGATGCCTTTGTAGCGATACTGGTTGATCTTGGTGTTGTCAGCATATTTGACAGTCTTGTCAGAAAGATACTGGTCGTAGAGATCCCAGACATCCATGCCACAGACGAACACAAGACCGGAGCTCTTACGGATCTGCTTGGGACACTTGCGATACATAGCCTTGAAAGCTGCTTCTACGGCTTCGCCTGTATCAAGACGGGTGTCACCAGCAAGGATTACGGCTTCTTCTTTCTGTGCAGTTTTAGGGTCAGTGACGGTCTTTTCGAGCAGACGCTTCATTGCGCCATCGAAATACTTCATCGGGCCACCAGCGTTGTCGCCACCGATAGTGGTGCAAGTGGTGTCAGCAGTTGTATCGAGAGTACCATCAGCTTTAAGAGCCATCGGCGCGGTGATTTTAGCCTGTGCAGAGCCACCCTTCGCCGAGCTCCAGATAGACTCGCCGATCCATTCGTTCTTGCGATCCATGAGCAGACGAAGCATCGTTGCCTGAATCTTGGGATCGAGTTCACGGAACACGAGATTACCGTCCGGTTGAGCGAACTTGTAATACTTCTCGAAGTCGCGGGGATTGAACTCCAGATATACCATGAACTCTGCCGGTGTCAGCTTACGTTCAGTAAAGGTATATTGGTTCAGGCCATCGACAGTGCCGGCACCGGCGCCTTCAGTCGAAGTAGGAGTAGGTTTGTTGTCTTGAATGATTTTACCGAGCTTCACAGCGGGGATTGTGTATTCAAACTGGATGCCGGACTTGATGTGGATAAGACCCTCCTTATAGGTATCATTACCCTGCGCGGTGTACGTGAGAAGGTCTTCAAGGACCTCACCAGCGTAAGAGTTTTGCGCGAAATTAACAGAGCTTGCCATTTATTTCGTTGTGTTTTTGTTTAGTCTTCGAGTTTCTTGAACTGAAAATCGGCACCGACAGCGGCTTTCACCATTTCGGCGAGTTCTCGTTCAGCCGGAGTAGCACCGGCAGCGGCATCAGCACGGTTTTCAGGGTCATTGGCAATAGCCTGGGTGATGACCTGGCGACCAGCGATTGAGTCGAGTGTTTCTTTCACGGTTTCGAGATTGGCGTTAGCCATCTCGATCCATTTTGCTTTGGACTCGGCTTTAATCTTGCCGTCTTCAACTGCTTTTTCAATAAGGGCGTTGATTTCTTCTGCACGAGCAGCAGCTTCAGCGTCCTGATACTGTTTGAGCTGACCTTCGACTTTACCGAGTTTTTCAGTAAGATTGGCAACTTCGGTCTCCTTACCGGTGAATTTGATCTGAAGGTCGTCATACTTGGATTTCACGATCTTCAGCTCAGCCTCTGCCTGAATAAGCTCGGCGATACGATTGGAAACATTGGTGAGTTGGGAATCTTCTGCAAAACCAAGCTGTGCCATCAGAGCAGCGAAAATTGGATTAGAGTTGGGTTCCATTTTGCTTTGGTTTATTGTTGATTCATTGTTTTGTTCAAGAATAGCAAGCATTTTGTCACCAAGTTTATAATCCTCTGCTTCAACAGCAGAGGCCATTATATCTCGAAGTGACGCTGCATCAGTTACGCCATCTATTTTTGCATGTATTTCATCTCGAATATGCTTTGATGTTTTGATGATGTTTTCTTTGCTGATAATCCCAGCAGCGACTGCTTCTTTAGCACTGAAGTAAGTGCCATCTACATTGTCTTCGCCATTCATCATCTTCTGCACATCTTCCTTCTTCATTGCAAAGCGCTTGCAATAGATTGTTTCCAGTTGACCACGGAAAGCTTCTATTGTAGCTTTTGTATTTGCATCAGCCTCTTCTGCACATCGCATAAATGGATTATGCACCATAAGCAAAGAATAATCGTGCATATAGAGACGATCGCCAGCGGCCCAGATGATAGAGCCCATAGAAGCTGCAAGTCCTTCGATTACACAATCAACAGGGATAGGACAAGATTGAATGACAGAAAATGTGCTCATGCCATACACCACTGACCCACCTTCTGAATTTATCATCACGACAATTTTAGAAGGCTGGACGCAATTTTGCAGATACAGAAACTCATCATTAAAGTCTCTGGTAGTGTATTGGTCAACCGGGCCAAAAAACCGGATAATCGCCGGTTTATTGGCTTCGGCTTTTCCAACAATATATTTCAGATTGCTAATCTCCATTTCTGTGTTTTTTCTGAAGAATAGCAGACTGAAATTTCAAAGGTTGAATCAAGTAGTTATTTCAGGTTCCACATTGGGAACCTCTTTTGTGAATATTGCAGCATCTTCTACCGGACGAACCACATTCTCTTTATTATCAGTATTATGCTCTTTATCCATATCGGAGAAGTTCGTAAAGGGTGGAGCCACAAGATATACTGGAGTGTATTTTTTATAGCGATAAGTGGTATAATCGTTGAAACGAACTTCATAAGTTATCCAAAACTGCTGAACTCCACGATCAAAGCTTTCTACTTGATCCCAATAAGATAGCTGGAAACGTGTTATCAGTGGTGAGATATTGGTCATGTTATCATTCAGTGCCTCAATAATTTGT